GGCGATTCCGCCCACCCTGTACGTCAACCGCAGCCAATAAAAAACGGCACCCATAAGGCACCGTTCTTTTTTCGGTCTCTTCGCGCCGCTCCATTAGCTCATCACTTCGGCGTTGCTCAAGTGCGGAGCGCGGTAAATAAGGCAACCCCCAGTCAGTATTTGTTACCGCTTTTAGCGTCTCCTCACTGCCAGTCATCTCAAATTCATGTTCAGCGGTGAGTAATTTATAGGTTAATTGCGCCCATGTTTGGTAAGCTGCAGCAGGGCCTTCTAGCCAAAATGATGCAATACGAGAGTTTCTTCCCTCACCATGTATCACGCCATTTTTATCTATCGTTTGCCCCTCTTTAAGCCATTTACCACCAATGTTTAATACGCGTTTTTTATCAGGCTCAATTAGAGTTTGACAGTGTGGGCATTGTAGTCGAGCTTTTTCAGATGCTTTGACATAATCGGTATCATCACGATACCCGACCATGTTAACCATTGACGGTTCAAACCATTCTGAGCAACTAGGGCATTGCCAATAAAATCTACGTCTGTCGCCACGGTTATATAGAGACAAAATCCCAGTCGTTGGCGGTGCCTCATGCGTTGATTTTGGATGATGTTTTAGATCGACAATATCTTTACCTGGCGAGCTCTCTACAAGCGTCATCCCTGCACTCATAAATGTAGTCGTTCGCTTGGACGCTAAACTAAACCCGTCGCCCTCACCGTCTACATCATCTGGCCATCTATCATAATCAGTTAATGCAACGTATTTGTAATCAGATGATGACAACACATTAATTGACGGCCAGCCAATCTTTAATAGATTACCTGCCCTAAAATATTTATCGTGGACATTGTTATCGTTTTTACGCGGGCTTAATCTTTTTGCAATCTCAGGCGAGCATCTAAAAGTGCGGTCTAAACGTTTACGGCTATGTTCGCTGGCTTTTTCCTGGGTAAGTTGCACCAAAAGAAAATCAGACGGATCACATATGATTGAGTAAGTAATCCAGCCATCAATCAATCCGACTGTTTTACCTGTTCGAGCAGGCCCAACAAAAATAACTGCATCATATTCCCGTGAGTTAAGACAATTCATCGGCTCAATAATGTAAGGCGCTGTGTTTTCATCCCATTTGACAGAGTTTCCGCCACCAACAGGCACGCGCATATACTCTGCGACAGCCTCAGATACTTTCATTCGGCGAGGCGGCTTGAGTAGATTTGCAATATCTCGTCTAATATCTTTAGCTGATGCAAACATTATTGATCCTCTGACTTGTCATCACCAGTCTGTATATGTGATGACATTTGCGATTTAACATCATCAATTACCTGTATTACACGGGTTAATTGTGCAGGAGTTAATCCACAATCTCGCTCTAAAATATCTGGCAAAGTATCAAGTGATTGCACTACAGCCTTAGCCAAAAAACTCATCTCTTGAGCAACTTCGAAAGCAGGAACTAGCTCTCCAGTGTCGCGCTCATATTTAAGCTTTTCGTTTTCCGCTTGCCAAAATGCTCGTCTCTCAACTGGCGACAAACTATCAGCATCACCCGTCATTTTTTCAGCAAGTCCGATTTTGATTAAATCAGATAGCGCATAGAGCTTTAATTTTGAATTACTACCAATAGCCGGAGTCAGTCCTGCAACCCGTTGCGATACGGTTTGACGGTGCATTCCGACCAGTTCGGCGATCTGATTTATATTGAGTTTTAAATCAAATAAATTCTCCATGCCAAACCTACCAAAAATTCAAAAACCTTAAAAAGATGATGATGCCTAGAATCTCAAAAAACTGTCGAAAACCGCGCGCCCGAAACCCCGTGGAAAGGGGCATCCCCTCAGGAGTACCTTTTAATTTTTAAAATCAATAAGTTAAAATAAAAAAAGACCGCACTTTATTTAGCGATCTTTAATTTCCTTTGTTGCTACTTATTAATCTTTGTAGATTCAATCCACTTGTTGATGTTTGTGATTTGACTAGCACACATATCACGCTCAGCTATCACAGTGATTAGATGCTCTACTGCTTCGCCGTATGTGTTACCCATAAATGGTGTTTTTGCGCAAGGCACTAGGAAAGCTTGAGGCGGATAAATATATTCAGTCTTTGTAGTAACCTTATTGGTGCAACCGCTCAATAGCATCGTCATAGATGCGAGCGCTATAACAAGGCTGTGTCTTAATGATTTTTCTAACCACTTGGATTTTGTCTTGGCTTGCTTGTTTGATTTCATCGTGGATTACTCTCTGTTGTTCTACCGCTTGGCGTTCTACTTCAATCGTATCTTTCAAAGATTGATTAACCTTTTCTTGTTCTGCGATAAGGTTAGCCTGTGTTTGGTTTTTGGCTTTTAAGTCATTTATTGTTCCGTGTTGAAACCAAATCCAACCGCACAGGCTAACTGCTACCGCTAGAAAAATTAGTGTTAGTCTATTAACCATTCCAACCTTCCATCATATCAATCCACCATTAACGCACGAAATAATCGATAACGGTCATCTAATCCGTTTGTACCGCCGTTAATTCGAATTGTTACCTTTTGAACAGAGTCAAGCGAAGCAAGCTCGTTGAATATCCAGTACCACACCGCAGCCTTAACAGCCAATTCCAAGTTGTTTGATACTTCTTTAGGGCTGATTGTGTCACCTAACCAACGAGCAAATCGGATATAGTTATCTTTACCAGTGATTTGGATTAATCCACGACCACGATAATTCCAACCGTCCATCGTTTCTTCTGGTCCGTTGCCAAGTCGATTGGCATATACTCGGCTCGCAATCTTCTCTGGTTTACGTTCATACTGGCGAGCGATATTAGGATCAGGGAAATACTTGCGGAAAACTCTCATTAATCCATCAGCTGAATAATTTAGATTTTCGCTTAATGTTGTGAACCCCGCTGTTTCGTGTCCGCATTGAGCAAGAAACATCGCTTGTTGTTGCTTATTGAAACAACCTGCTAACTCAATGTGTTTATCAATCGCTTGATACATTCCATTAATTGCTCTTGGGAAAACTCTATTGAATACCGTTTCGGAAATTAACATTTTATCGTCCTCTACCCTTGCCATTGTTTCGACCTTTGTCGTCACGGTCGACCTTATCTTTCTCAAAGCCTAACGATTGATATTCACTGTGAGCGTCTTGCTCGATTTCGTGTTCATAATCATTCACTAGGTTTTTAATTTGTGTGATTCGACTGTTACAGATTTTTAATTGGTCTGTTACCTTTACAGCGTAAACGGCAACGTCAGAAGATTTCGCACCATTTAATGTTGGCTTAGGGCAAGTCACTAAAAGATTGTCTGGAATGGTTACTCGGATGATCTTAATCTTCTCAACTGGCTTACTCGGATTTAAGCAACCGGTCAATGACAGCACGACTAACACCATCGCTACGAACACATTTACTTGAAAGAACAATCTTACTAATCCCATCCAGCTTATCTTCATTTCGCTTACGCTCCTTTGCTTGCTCTTTAAGCAAGAATTCAATTCGATCATTTCTATCGTTTACCGTGTCTTGAAGAGCATCAATCCGTTTCATTCGCTCTTCAGCTAATTGTGCTGTTTGGTCGTATTTATCCTGCAATAACTCCAAACTCTTATTTTGTGCGAAGATTTGGACTGACAACCCGATACAGCCTGCGAACAGAAAACAGCCGAAAACCCTATCGAGTGCAATTCCTAATCTTGCGGCTCTTTCTCTACCCATTCCATTTTCCTCTTGGTCTCATATCATCATCTTGGCTTTCCGTGCCATCGATTAAAATATCTTCCTCGTTGTCATTGATTGGCATTTCGTCATCGTAACGGACGGAACGTTTTCTGCTTGTTTCCTTTTCAATATCTTTCATTGAGTAGTTAGGATTTAAATCATCAACCGAACCGCCAATTTGACGGAAGAAAACTCTAAGCAATCCCCATAAAGCAGGAACGCCAAAATACCCAAACGCTCCAGCGATTGAGATAATCATTAAAGTGTCGATACTTTGAGACATTAAGAAAAACGCTACAACCATTCCACTAAAAGCCCCTACCAGAAAGCTAGAGACTACGGAAGATATTTTTACAGGCGAGCCTGCTGATTGTGTTGCGGTGATATACTTAACCACACCGCCTAAACCTGAAAATGCGAGAGAAATAACCGTTGCTATGATGTCAATGCCATTGTTAGGCGATCCGTTATCTTGCATTGGTTACTCATTGAATTTCGTGCAATAAAAAACCCCAACCGTTTCCGATCAGGGTGTCTTTGAATTTATTTCGGTGTTCACTGCTTACACTACGACCACCGTATATGGTTATGATAGGACAAGATGACAAGTATGTCAATATATAAATCGAATTTTTTTAATATTTTTTCTTTTCTCGCTCTCTATTGCCAATTTAACTTCAATCTTGATTAGAATGTCGTAGATAATCGCTTTCATCAATGCCAAATCTTTTTCTACTCTACGCTTACAGGTTTTTAAGCAAGGAATTCTAATGTCTCGCTTACCATTACAAGGCTGCATATATTGAGGTTTTTCACGCTCTCTTAGTTTTGTAGCTATTCTATTCACTGTTAATCTATAAACATAGTACGAGAAGAGAATGAAGTGCATCCGTTCATCGTATTTCTTGAAGAACATTTCAATCTGTTCACTAATCATCATTCCTAACTCATCATCGCAAATTGCACTGCTTGGCTCATCTCTAGGCTCTACGCTTTTCATAAGCTTATAGAGAATATTTAGCTCTGGCTTATCTAATCTCCCCTCATTAATCCAGCCACCCCAAGGGTACATTCTACTGTCTACATATTGAATTTGGTCATAATCTAGTTCTGGTAGTTCGCTGAATTTATTCATTCTCTAAGTCCTTGCATTTAGCCTTGTAGATTTTAATTTGCTCTTTGATTTCTTCGATTGTCAGTTTTAATGGCGGATGGTCTTGTCGTTCTAAAAATTCCACTCGCTCAATACCAATCTTTT